TATCGCTAATGCTAATGCTCAGGAAGAACTGAAAAGAGCAGATATCCTAGAAAGCATTGGGGGACAGAATGAATTTGACAAGATGAGTAATTGGGCACAAAATAATCTTCCTAAAGATGAGATTGAGGGATTTAATAATGTTATTTCTACTGGAGATATTGGTCAAATTAAATTAGTTTTAGGAGCTTTAAGATCGAGAATGGGAGCAAAAACATTTATCCAGCCTGATGGAAATAGCACTTCTCAAGGGGATAGAGGAGCCTTTAAATCAAAAGCTGAGATGACTACTGCTGTTAATGATCCTAGATACTCTAAAGACACGGCATATCGTAATGAAGTGGCTAGAAAAATAATGATGAGCAAGAATTTATAAAATATATTTACTTTTAGTTTTTAAACACCTCTATATAATGTAGAGGTGTTTTTTTATGAAACAATGTAATAAATGTAAAAAGGAATTGACTAAGATAGACTTTCACAAAGATAAAGATAAGCAGGATGGATTGTCTACTATTTGTAAGACCTGTAAATACGAATATTCACACTCAGAAATTGGTTTATTTAATCAGTACAAGGCTAGATGTAAAAAATATAAAAGGGAGTTTACAATTTCACTAGAGTTTTTTACCAAAGAAAGACATAAACCCTGTAAATATTGCTCAGTAAAGGACGCTGGGGGATTAGATAGAGAAGATAATAACATAGGATATACCCCAGAGAATGCTGTTCCATGCTGCTTTACTTGTAATTGGATGAAGAGAAACTTAACCGTTGATGAATTCACTAACCATATTATGAAGATTTTATTCAATTTTATACACAAGAACAGGACTTAGGTGGTACTTATTATTAGACCCGTGTCATTTAATTTTTAATTAAACACTAGCCAGATGCGTCTGATACCTATGTAGTTACTAAAATTTAAATAACAAGGATACTCTAATCCAAGTTTTTTATTTATTTTAATGTCTGATGAGATTTTGATTTAACCCTTATCTCTTAAGATATAATTGGCTATTACATAAGGAGTAATATTATGGCTGATGTAGATCCTCTTTCACTAGGTGGCTCAGTACAGGGAGATGCTTTTACAGGCACTTTTGCTACTGATAACTCGCTTTGGCTGAAAGTTTTTGGTGGCGAAGTCCTCGCTGCCTTCGAAATGGCAATCGAGGTAACCCCTCGTATTCAATCCCGCACTATTTCTAGTGGAAAAAGTGCTACCTTTCCTGTTCACGGAAGGGCACACGCAAGATCGCATGTTCCAGGCGAGGATATTTTAGACGCAGGTAACACTTCGACTGATTATGTTGATGCTGGTGCTTCTGGTCTTCCGCAGACTTGGGCATCTGGTACTTCAACTAAGTATCTCAGCTTCCTTGGTTCTAACGAAAAAGTTATCAACATTAACGATATGCAAATTGCTTCTGTTTTTATTGATGATCTCGATGAAGCAAAAGCTCATTACGATCTAAGAGAAATTTATACCAAGGAATTGGGTAGATCTCTTGCTCGTAGAGTTGATAACCTTTCCTGTCGTGCTATCGCTGCGGCTGCTGCTGGTACTGCTGGTGCTGGTATGCCTATGCGTGGTGGACAATCTGTTACTGATGCTAACATTGCTACCCAATCTGATGTTCTTGTAAGTGGTATTATTACTGCGGTTCAGAAACTCGATGAGTACGATATTCCTGCTGAAGAAAGAATGATTATTCTTGACCCTGCTCGTTACTACTTGCTGCTTCGTGCTGCTGGTGGTGCCGTTGGTACTGGTCAGAGTTATGCTGCTCTTCTGAGTCAGGATTATTCCCTCGGAAATGGTGACTTCGCTGAAGGTCGAGTCCTAATGGTTGCTGGTTGTCCTGTTGTGACTTCCAATAACACGGGATTTGGTGTTGACTGGAGTCAGGCTGCTGGTGGTCTTTATAATACTGACCTTAATATCGACATGAGTAATTATGTTGGTCTGGTTGCTCACAAGTCTGCCGCAGGTATGGTTAAGCTTCGTGATATCACTATGGAAAGTGATTACATGGTTTCCCATCAGGGACACCTGTTTGTTTCTAAACTTGCTTGTGGTGTTGGTGCTTTGCGTACTGATGCTGCTGTAAGCTTGGCAACTCCGTAATAGATCAACACGCATTGTCGTGCTGAATTTCGCTACATCCCCCTCTTATTTTCTATAATAAGGGGGGGATTTTCTTTTGGGTAGGTACTTATATATAGAGGAAAATTTATATGGTAAAACAAACAGAATTAGATGCTGTAAATGAAGTTCTTAGTTTAGTGGGTATTGGTGAAATTGCTGATTTAACTGCTCCACTCAGACAAGATGCTCTTCAAGCTTCAGCTACCCTGTCTCAGGGATTAATGGAGATAGCAACTACAAGAAATTATTATAACAGGTATGAGGATATTACTCTTACGAGAGACACAGATAATAAAATCCCTATCGCAGCTAATGTTTACGATGTTGAATTAAGAAATTCAAACAAACAAGTAGTTATTAAAAATAATTTTCTTTATAATCTAACAGATAACACCTTTGTTTTTGATTCTAGTCTTAAAGCTGATATTACTTATTACTTACAATTCGTAGAATTACCTGAAGTAGTAAAACGATATCTGACTATGAAGACTGCTAGAAAACTTTATCTTAAGTTATTTGGTGTTAGTCCTCATTTACAAGCATTAGCTATGGAAGAGAAAATGGCTTATGATGTCTGGCAAAGATATGAAGATGAAAGTGGAGATTTAAACATCTTGAACCATTTTGATGTACATAATATTTGGTATGGTGCTAGACAAGGTGGTAGAGTACCTGGAATAGGAAACTAATATGCCAACTCCTGTCTCAATTCCTAATTTTTATGGAGGTCTTTCCCAAAAAAGTGAAAGACTAAGAAATAGTAACCAAATGAATGAGGTTACTAATATTGATATTACCGTAGAAGATGGTATAAGTAAAAGAAATCCTATTACTTATGTTTCTGCTTTAGATATGGATGTATCCAGTACTGATGCTTTTGTACATACTTGGACCAAAGACGAAGATAGTACCTACTTCATGAAGTTTAATGGCTCTGGAGTAGAAGTTTATGACCAAACAGGTGTTGAAAAGAATGTTTTCTTTCTAGATTCTTCTAGTTATGTCTCCAGTCTAGGGGATGGAAAACAACCCAGAGATGTATTTAAAACTTTATCTATAGGAGATGCCACAGTAGTCCTAAGAACAGATAAAGAAACAGCTATGGATTCAGATTTAACTGCTGCCGCTGATGCCTCCTCCGCTTATGTTTTCTTTAAACAGGCACAGTTAGGTAGAGTAACTTTTCAAATAACTTGTCAATTAGATACTTCAGCAGATGTAAAAAGATACTCATACAGTAAAACAGCTAAAAACACAGATGCTTTGGATAACAGTTATAAATATAATGGTTGGTATATTAAGCATAGTGCTGATACTAAAATAGTTGCTACTAGACATTACCTTGCTATTAATAGTCCCCAGGCGGGAACAAAGGCTGACACTCTATGGGGTGATGGAGCGGTAACTACTAATGTAATGGGTTCTGTATTAAAACTAAAAAAAACTAATGGAGAGCCCTTTGCTGATATTTCTACCGCAGATGGTTTAGGTGATCAAGCAATGTCATTAATTTGGCAAAATGTAGATTCTTTAGATGGCTTACCAGTTAATCTAGATACTCCTGGGTATAAAGTTAGAGTGTTAGGTAATAAATCAGATAAGTCTGATGATTTTTATGTAGAATGGGCTGAAACTGGAAAAGGAGTAACTTATGAGACATTAGGTGATGGTGATTTAAGTGCTGTAGATGGTTCTTATACTAATGTTGGTTATTGGAAAGAAAGTAATGGCTTTCTTAAAGAGTATAAATATGATTATACGACAATGCCCCATGCTGTAATCCGCAGACCTGATAATAACTTCCTTTATATGAAATTAGATGGAGCAGAATCATGGAATTATGACATGGATTCGGTAAATACTGGAGCCTCTTCCATTACTTTTGGAGAGAATCATAACTGGGTTGCTGGAGAAACCGTAATCTACAATAATGATACAGTTTCAGGTCTGAATATTGGGGGATTAGTAGACGGTCTAACTTATTTTATTAAATCTGTGCCTGACGCATCAACAATAACTTTATCTAGAACTTTAGACGGAACGATTGTTGATTTAACTACTACAGGAACCGATAGCCCACATAACTTTAAAAATACTACTTATGAGAACTTTAAATTTGGAGAAAGAGACGCAGGAGATGACATAAGTAATCCTCTCCCCTCCTTTATAGGAAAACCAATTAACTCTATGGCTCTATACAGAAACAGATTATGTTTTATAGCTACAGACTCAGTTAATTGTTCTGAATTTGGGGAATTCTTTAACTTCTTTAGGGTTACTGTACAAGAGCTTATCGAAACTGCCCCTATTGAGGTAGCTGCTACA